GATGAGTGCCTCTTAGAGTCACTCGCCTATACTAGATATACCAACCATGGTTGGGACTACCGCTCACGTTACAAGGAGATATTCGACTCTGTTGAGTCTGGTATCGAGCTTGTTGATGAAAGGGATTCCCCTGACATCTGTGAGTACCACGGATCCGTTGGTAGGATCGGTCTTATTCAGGAGCAAGGCTTCAAGCTTCGTGCTGTAGCCAATCCTGGCCGCGTCTACCAAGCTGCATTACAGCCGCTTGGTCGCCGCCTATATGATATACTTCCCCACCTTCCGTGGGATTGTACTCATAACCAGTCGCTCCCTTTCTCTGAGATTATATCTCATCTGAAAGAAAATAAGACAGTATACTCTGTTGACCTTAGTGGTGCCACTGATTACTTCCCTCTCGATTTACAACTTGTTGTACTAAGAGAGATGTTTGTATCAGATCTGAAGTTCGTGAATCTATTCAAAGACCTCTCGCGAGGTACTTGGTTATATAAACGAACAAAGATCCGGTGGAACAAGGGTCAGCCCTTAGGGCTATTTCCCTCATTCGCATCGTTTGCACTCACTCATGGCTTACTCCTTCATTCACTCAATAACTTCGAACATAATAATATGTTCTTTGTCCTTGGTGATGATGTCGTAATATTGGATGATGGTCTTCATACTAGATATCGAGAAGCGTTAAAACTACTTGATTGCCCAGTCTCCGACTCAAAAACACTCATTTCATCGAGCGTGGCTGAGTTTGCAGGAAAAATCCTGACACCTACTGGTGTAGTTGAACAAACTAAGTGGCGGAATGTGTCTGATGACTCATTCCTAGATAACGTTCGCAATATCGGATCTAGGGCCCTCCGCCTCCTCAAACCTCGTCAACGTAAAATCGCGAAAATCCTTTGGGAGATTCCCGATTTTATGGGTGGTCTGGGATTCAATCCGAAAGGGGTTCCCCTCGAAGAAAGAATCTTCAAAGCACTGATGTTGTTTGAAGGAAAGGAGTCGGCCTCGTTCCTCATGAGCCTCAACAGGAAAGTTAACAGTCATAATTACTATGACCGTGATACTTTCCAACGTCCTTCACACTTTCGTGTGGTAGACGCGGATTTCGACCAGAAATCCAAGGCTTACATCCGCGAATTTCTGCCCGTGCTTCAAGCATGGTATGAGATAAGCGGTAGGAACCTGTTCCATATTCGGTCCGATCTTGATCTTCCCTTAGATGGTCAGGTTTCGAGACTCACGACACTAGAGAAGCTTGAAAAGCGTCTTTTGTAATCATTGAGCCC